AAGCCACTTCTTATTTTCCATAGACACAAACCTATAAATTACGAAGAATTTCCAATTGATATTGACCATGTTTGGGAAACCAACGAAGATAAAATTATTGAAATCTTTGAAGGTGCAAGACGCATACATATATTACATGGACATTACACCCCAACCAAAGCAGTTCATCAAAATTTAGAAAAGATTGATTCAATAATTTTTCACAATTTAACCAAAGTGTCTTTAATGGCACAGATGGGAAAAGAAGAATATCTACATTGGTACGGAAATTGGGAATATGAAAACGAATTAATTGATAAAATTAAAAATAAAGTTTGGGTAGGATTGTATCATTTTCCATATGAAACGGAAAATTTACATCATATTCCAAATAATTATACATTCACACAAAATAAAGAACTTTCAACATCAGTAGAATTAGGATATGCAGCAAGAGTTGAAGGTAGAAAAAATGTTGAATACATGGATGGGTTAGGTGGATTCATTTCTACTAATTCAGAAACATTCAACAAATATTATAAAAAGAAATATGGATACAAATTTGAAAAAGCAAAAATTTACAAGTTTGATTACAAATATAAAGAAAGGTTCTATGGACTTGATTGGGGAATATCTCATTCTTGCTTTCAATATGAACCATTTGGATATGGAATATTTGAAGCAGTCGATTGGGGTAAATTACCAATATTACATGAAACATGGCATGTTCCACTTGACTATAAGTACAAAGCGATTGATGAGGAAACATTTAAAAAAACCTACGAAACAATTTGTCAGGATGATTACGAAACCCGTAAAGTAGAGTTTGAAAAACTTAAAAATTGGATGATTAAAAACTTTTCCAATAAAGATGAATGGAAAGATAAACTTTTAGATATTTATAACGGAGAATAACACTTTATACTATGGCAAGAACAAATTTATCGTTAGGTAATTTATATAGAGCAACAGTGGGTTCGGAAAGAACTACACAAGCTTCGTCTTTAAATGCAAGAAACGCATCAGCAGGAACTGCAGCATCAATGTTAGAATTCGCAGTTGATTCTATAACAATAAATCAACCAACTTTTACATACATAGTAGAAAGCACATCAGAAAATGCAACTTTTTCATTTGGTTCAGCCGGTTCTTTACATGGAACTAGAGTTGGAAGTGTAGCAGCAAACTATTCTGTGACCTTTGATAACGCAAACTTTTCAGTAGGTTCTCCAACATTAGGAGCATCTCCATCGTTTCCAATCACACCCGCAGCAATTAACGCATCAAATTATTCGGAAGCATCATCGATATTATCTATGAAGTATGCCGATGGATATAATACAGCAGCAACAAATTATAATACTACAACTACAAAAACATTATACGCAGTAGATGTTTATAATACAATTAACCAACCTGATTTCTGTTTATTGTTTGGTACTAAAGTAACTTTAGCAAACGGAAATGAAGTAAATATTGAAGATTTAAATGTTGGTGATGAAATCAAAGCATGGGAACCAACTGGATTACCAGATGAATCTCAACCATTAGATAGTGACCAAGTTGAATGGAGATTTTATTTGTCAAACACATTATCAGGTGATTCCAAAAACGTAGTAGTTAGAGATATAACATTTAATTTCGCAGAAGGATATTTTTCTTTAAATAATGGTTTAATAAATGCAACTGAAACTCACCCATTATATGTTTATGATAATGAGATTGGTAAATATAAGTTTAAAAATGTAGGTGAAATTTTACCTGGAGACAAACTTATTATGCAAGATGAAAGTGAAATTGAAATAACAAATATAGAAGTAGTAACTGCAGATGTTGAAATTGTAACGTTGAATGTAGAAAACGCCGATGTATTCTTATCAAATGGTTTAATTTCACATAACAAAGGTACAACAACTCAACCATATATCCCATCTTCAGGATTAAGAATGTATGTTGACCCAGGAAAAGCATCATCAACAGATGGTACAGCAACAGCAGACTGGTTAGATTTAGCAGGATATAATACAGGTGTAAGACCTGCAGGTGTAACAAACGCAGCAAGTATAAGTGGTGGTAACCCATCTTATAATAATGGAGCAAGTAAAAAAGAAAAATATTGGACTGGAAATGGTACAAATCAATTCTGGTATAAAGATACTACAACAAATATTAATGGTGGTATTTCTCAATTCAATACTAATACCGGTACAATTCATATGTGGATTAGACCAACTACAACATTGGGTGTAGCATCAAGACACATTTTTGACTACGCGGGTTTTTATGGTTTAGCAATTGAATCATCAGATAGTTCTACTTTAAATAGAGTAAAATTCTATGGTAGTGCATTAGGAAATAGTGCACAATTGACAACTTCATTATCAGTAAATGTTTGGTATATGATTTCAGCAACATTCCAACCATCAGGAACTGTAACAGTTTATGTAGATAAAACATCAGTAGGAACATTTACCGCATCAGCATTTACGGCACCTTCATCTACAAACTTTTTAACAATTGGTAGTAATAGTGCAAGAACAACATTCTGGAACGGACAAATTGGACCAGTATTATTCTATAACACATTACAATCACAAGCATCAATAGGACAAGTATACGATTATTTCTCTCCAACATACAAATAAGATTTTGTTGTTTTGATTGAAAATTTTATATTTATATTGAGAATTAATAAATTTAAATTAAAGCATATAAAATGGCAGAAAAGATAGTATCACCAGGCGTATTTACAAAAGAAAACGACCTTTCATTTTTACAACAAGGTGTGGCTGAAATAGGTGCAGCATTCATCGGCCCTTTCAAAGAAGGCCCATTAGTACCAACAATTGTAAATTCACAAGCTGAATTTGAAACTCTTTTTGGAGTAGTAGATGACACATATTATACTCCTTTAGCAGTACAAAATTATTTAAGAGAAGCAGGAACTGCAACTATTTGTAGAGTAGCCGGAAAAACAGGTTATACCGAAGCCGCTCCTTTATTATTAATAGCAGCAACCGGTTCATATACAGGTGCATTGGGTATCTTATTTAATACATCAGGAAGTGCAATTGGTTTCACAGGAACAACGGTTTCTGATAGAGATGCTAGTGGTGATTTTTCAATAGCATTAAGTGGTAGTGGAATAGCTCCAACTGGATATAGTGCATCTTTAGAATTATCGGATGATAATGATATTGAATCAGTATTTGGCACATCTGCATATGGTACAAAAAGAGCTTACTCATACGCTTTTTTCAAAGAAAACGGATTTGTAGCTAATATAGGTTCTTATACATTATCAACTTCAAACGGAATTGATACAGGTGCATTCACAGGTTCATTAGGTACACTTACTCCTTTAAGTGCAAGTGCAGTTGTATTAGTAGACCAAAAATTTAGTGGTTCTGCACAAAATGGTGAAGCGTGTGAGGCATTAACTCCAATCATTAAATCTCAATTAATTTCAGGTGATAGATATTCTTTATTCCAAGTTGAAACAATTACCGCAGGAAACATAGCAAATACTAAAATAAAAATTGGTATTACAAATGTTAAAGCAGCAGGTACAACAAACGGAACTGATTATGGTACATTTACGGTTGTAGTAAGAGATTTCAACGATACCGATAAGAAAAAGACAGTATTAGAAACTTATTCAAATGTAAACTTAGACCCTAACTCTCCAAACTTTATTAGTAGAGTAATTGGTGATAGAAAAAGAAGTATAGCATCAGATGGTAAAATAACTGAAAGTGGTGATTGGGTGAATAATTCAAAATATATTAGAATTTCGTATTTAAACGAACAAGCTCCCGTACAAGCAGTACCTTTCGGACACGCTGCATATCAATTACCTGTGAGAGCGGTAAGCCCTGACCTAGCAACATCATACGCTAGTTTAATTCCAAGAGTAACATTCTCAACAGGCTCAGTAGTAGACTCTACAAAGTATAGTGGTATTGATTTAGACAACAATGCAGATAACAAAATTTATATGAAACCAATTCCTGTAAGTGCAGGAAACGGAGCTAACGATGTATTCTCATTAGATACTATTTGTGGATTAACATTAAATCCATTAACACAAACATCAGCAGATGTTGCAAAAAGACAATTTGTAGTAGCATTCCAAGAAGGTTTTGACGGATTTGCACCAAACACAAACGCATCAGATATTGAACCAGCAACAACTGCAGGTAAATTAGCATACGGAAAACACATCGCAGCTTTATCTAACGCTGACGAATATGATATCAATATGGTAGTAGCACCTCACGTTAATAGAGCAGACCACTCATCTGTATTTACTTCAATTTTAGATATGGTTGAACAAAGAAACGACGCATTCTTTATTGGAGATGCAGGTAATGCAGATACAAAGATACCAGCAACTATAACACAAGCACAAGCAGTAGATTCAAATATGGCGGCTGTTTATTATCCTTGGATTAAAACAATCGATGTAAACACAAACAAACTTATCACAGTTCCACCATCAGTATTGTTACCTGGCGTATTCGCAGCAAACGATAGAGTAGCAGCAGAATGGTTCGCACCAGCAGGATTGAATAGAGGTGGATTGATTGGAGCAGTTAGTGTATTAGATAGATTAACACAATCTGAAAAAGATGATTTATACGAAAACAAAGTAAACCCAATCGTACAATTCCCAGGACAAGGTATTGTAGTATTCGGTCAAAAGACATTACAAGATAAACCATCTGCATTAGACAGAATTAATGTAAGAAGATTATTATTAACTGTAAGAAAATACATCGCATCTACTTCAAGATACTTAGTATTTGAACAAAACACCGCAGAGACAAGAAATAGATTCTTAAATATTGCTAACCCTTATTTAGAATCAATCCAACAAAGACAAGGTTTGTACGCATTCCGTGTTGTAATGGATGATTCAAATAATACTCCAGATGTAATTGAT